TTCGTCGGACATAGAATCCATATCCACCTCAGAGAACGCCCTGTCGAGTTGCCTCTGCATCCTCGCCTTGAACTCTTCGCCGATGTCTCCGTACACGCTTACGGTCATCGATACGGCCAGATCCTTGTCGCCCGTCGCGTCCAGGATGTTCTGGAAGAAGTTCCGCGCCGTGTCAGAACGCTTAACCTCTTCCGTCACTCGTTTGAGCGCGGCCTCGAGGTCGTTTTTCAGTCGGCTGGTGTCGAGGTCGGTCTTCGCGTCCCAGAGAGAGCGGATGAGCGACTGGAAATCGCGGAGAGCTTTCCCCTTGTTCGTTTTATCGCCGATCTGCTCGCTGAGGAACGACTCGACGGTTCCGGTAGCCCCGCGTTTTTTCGCTTTCTCGAACGCTTCGTCTATTGTTTTCGAATACCATTCGGAAAGCTCTCTTGCCGCCATTTTTTGGTCAGGTGTATCTATACCAAGAGAGAGGCCGCGCTCCTTCATCACATCAAGCTGCTTTTCAAGCGCTCCGCTTGAAGCCATATACTTATTCAAGTCGTCGTATCCGCGCTTGAAGTCCTGCATAAACTTCATCCGGTCCTGCATGAGTTTGATGTACGGGTCCTGAGCATACGAAGCGGACGGGCCTTTCTTTTTAAAGTCCGTGAGCCAGTTTATGACCTTTTCGAGGATATCAGCAACGGCGGTCCATCGGTCAAGCGCTTTCTGGTCAACGAGGAACGGGCTGTCCTCTTTTACAAGTTGGAACTTCTTGACCTCATCCTGGGCCTCCTGAAGGTCGCCCTGAAGATCCTTCACATAGTCTCGTATGTCTTTTTTACCAGAAAAGAGATATCCTTGGATTTCATCCATTGACACACCGGCCGCGTCGGCGAACTCTTTGAATTTTCGTTCGACGACACCAACCATCTGGTCTGACGGCACGATCGCCTCGTAACTTTCGCGGATGCTCTTGATATACGAATCGAGGCCCCATCGTTTCGATTCCGAAGCCGCCTTGCTGATGGCGTCGAAGTCAATGGTCCCTTCGGGCTTTATCGCGTCTGTTATGTCTATTCCGGTGTTTTTAAACGCATCTTCGATGGCCCGCGCAAGCACCTCTACTTCTTTTCTGATTTTTTCTTTTTTGTATGTGAATGTTGACGAGTCACCAAACTCATCTACGCTAACAGTCACACGTTTTATCTCTTTCTTGAGATTGTCCCAGCTCTTTGCGTATATTCCCATCGTGCCGATAGCGGCAGACATATCGTTTTCGATCTCCTGCGTCTCTTCGTGCAGGTTTATGTACAGATCAGAAAGTTCGCTTATTTTATTCGCGGCCCTGCTCGCAACGGTCTCGGTCTTCCGATAGATTCCGGTCCCGGAGTTTATGGAGGTGGTCAGTTTTACATTAAGCCCAGTGAGCTTGTTAATTATGTCTTCGATGATTTCCGCCCGCTCGCCGATCGATGTCGTGGCCGTGATCATCCCGTCGTCAATCGCCTTCTGCATTTCGCCGAACACGGCGTTTATCTGCTCCTTGTCGAGCCCATAATTCACAAGCAGGTTCTTCGCAGACTTTCTGCCTTTCTGAATCTTCCCAGAATAGAAGTCTGTCACGGCGTTTATCTTCTGCTCCTTAATCTGCATATTGATTTTCTGCTCGATGGCGGATGTCAGAGAGTCGTAGTCGCCCTTCAGCTCGCGCAGTTTCTTAATCTGCATATTCTGGCTGGGGATAATATCGCTATATGTCCTCTGCAGTTCCGAGAGGGCCTCGTTTTGCTCGTTGGAACCATCCGCCGCGCTGACGGCCGCTTCCGCGAGTCGCTTGAAATTAGACACGGATCTGTTAATCGACGTAGCCCCGTCTGACCCGATTTTCGACAGTTCCTTTTCAAGCCGATGGGCCTCATTCGATGCGGATACGAGAAAACCAATGAGCACAGAAATGGCGGTCGAAGCAAGGCCGATCCAGCCGCCTCCGGCCATAAACGCGGTAAGTTGACGCCATCCGCGGCCGAACTTAGTGTGCGCGGCCGCCGCTTTCTCCATCTGGACGGCATATGCTTTCAGCTGCTTGATTGAAATGTTTCTTAACGCGCTCTGCTTCGTTTGCTGCATCGCCTCGAGTCTTTCTGCGCGCTCAAGAGCTCTTGTTGCCTTTTCGGCGAGCTCGGTATTCTTTGTCAGCGTCGGAATGAAAAGAGACGCGAACTTTACTGCACCAAACTGAATAACGACAGTCTTGAGGACGTCACGCACAACACGCCAGTTCTGCATCAGATATTTCGCGTCGTTAATGAGTGCCTCCATTCCCTTATGCACAACGGTCGTGTTTCCCATCTCGTCGTACATAATTGACAGGGCGTCCTTGAGGTTGTTCCACTGACCGAGTAGCGTCTCTGCCTGCTTTTCTTGCATCTTATAGAACACGCCGCCCTTCTCGGTCATATCGTCGAAAATCTCGGAAATCATCTCAAACGGCACTGCGCGCTTCGAGATCAACTCGAAGACCTCGGATGTCGTCACGAGGCGACCGTTGAGAATTGTAAATTTCTTTGCAAGTTCCTCAACCAACGGGATGCCCGCCTCCGTGAACTGACGGAGTTCCTGGCCGCGAAGGACGCTAGCCGCGCGCACCTGGCCGTAAGCTAACACGAGGCGATCCATGCTGACACCAAGTGCTGCAGAAATGTCCGCCAATTTCATCGTGACACCGAAAAGGTTCTCGGTCTCTACGCGATACGCAGATAACTGCTTTGTGTATGTGACGAGTTCCTTGATTTGGAACGGAGACTCAACCGCGGCCGCTTTGATTTGGCGGAACAACTTATTCGCCTCTTCGGTGTCGTGAATAATACCACCGAGCGCAACGCGCTGCATCTCGAATTCAGCGGTGACCTCTCTGACATTCCTAAGGAACCTTCCGATCGTGTGAAGACCGAACAGATAGAGCGACTTTTTCACAAGCCGTCCGAGCATATTGTCCGTTTTCGCGAGCCCCTCGTCAACGCCATCTATCTTCCTTCGGACGCTATCAAGTTGCGCTTGCGTGTCTTTAAGTTCCTGATTCAACTTACTGAAAACCTTGCTGCCGATCGGCGACGTCTCGAGCCGCTGGCGAAGAATCGATATTTTCGCCTCGAGCGCCGCGATCGTTTTCGCGTTCGACTCGAGTACCTGCTTCTCTTTCTGCCTCTGTGCAAGATACTCCTTTACGCGCCGGACCCTTTCCTGCTCTTTCGCGTTCATGTCGGACATGGACATCACCTCGGCCTTCAACTCTTTGGTGATTTTCTTGTATTCTGCGTACAAGCGCTCGGCTTCCGCCGTCATCTTCCCAGACTGTCCGTTGATGAACTTGTCTTGCGCGGACATAGAGTTCCAGGCTATATTCAGTTCGCGGAGCTTTGCGTTAAGCTGGTCAATAGACCCAGTGCGCGCGCCAAACACAGACACCTGCGCCTGCACCTGGCTCGCGGCTGTTGACATTTCGTACAACGCTCTTGCTGCCTCGCGGAATTTCTCGCTTCCGATGTCGGAGTTGTTTACAACTGTTGTGTAGGTCGCTATCTTCGAGTTCATCTCGCCGAGGGTGTTTGCCGAAGATTTGAGCGCCTGCTCGTACTCTCTTGTAAGTTGTATGTTTTTCAACTGCGCGTCGCCAAATCTCTGCGACGCTTTGAGTTCCTCGTCCCACTGCACCTTTATCGCTTTCAGAAGAAGAAGCGCCTGCTGGTATGTTTCGATGTCTTCTTTCGAGGCGCCCTTCCTCTTGAGCCGGGTAAGTTCGCTTGACGCGCTCTTGATGGCCATCTTGAGTTCGTCCATAGACAGCGTGGTCTTGCCGACGAAATCGATGACCTCCCGGAGTTCGCCCTTTTTGTTTATTTCGACGGGGACCTCGAGAACATTGTCATTGATCTTCTGCTGTATTACCTTTATTGCGTCAGGAACCTGGTTCGATGCCTCCTGGAACGCCTTGTCTATATCAACAATTACCGGAATTTCTAATGCCATGTTACTGTTCCTCCATTTGTTTTAGAATGTAACTTTGTATTTCCTCGTCGGTCTCCGGCTTTCCCCTCTTCGCGCTCATCCCGAACATAGCCAGAATGCCGTTGACTTCTTCGTCTGTCTTTATCGTGTCGTCCCAGTTGACCGGCGGCACATATGCTTCCGTCTTCTCAAAATCATAATCATAATACCCCTTGTCAACCAGTATCATCGTGACCAAATTGCACGAGTCCAAATAAAAGTAGCGGAACCATGACCACCAGCAGTAGTTGCCGTACACATACTTTATTCGCTCGTTATGCTCGGAGACCCAGAAAGCAGATCCTACTTGCTTTCCTCCTTTATCCCCAAAGCGTCCGTCTCCAGCATATTTAACACTGTCTCCACTCGCTCTTGCGCCTGCTTGGCGACTTCGCCAACCGGTCTCATATAAAGCTCGCGTGCCTGCCTTGAGATATCCCAGTTGGCTTTGGAAAAACCCAGATCAGCGTTCACGACTCCAGCCTCGTTGATCTTGAATGTCGTTTCGTTGCCGGCCAACTGCAGGAGCCTCCAGCGGATTGCCCAGAGCCCGGGTACAAACAGCGCCCAGTTCCCAAGGAGGTAGTATGCGGCCTTCTTGGAGTGGAGCGAGTACAACTTCTTTGTGATCTTCTTCGCTTCTCTCTGCGACACGCCAGCCTTGCCTTTCTCCTCGAGGATCCCGCACTGCTGCTCAAGCAGCACGATCTTCTCCTTTACGGCCTGCGCGACCTGGCGCACTTTGTATTTCCGGCGCCCAACGACGACCAGAGTCTTCTCTCCGGTGATCGTCTTGTATGCGCCTTCCAAAAACTTTGCGGTTCTTTCCATACGGTTCTATTTGAAAAAGGGCGGGCGCTACAGCCCGCCCAATCGGTTCGATGCGATTCGCCGTTAGGCGGACTCGTACTTGAGCTTGCCCTCGAGGAGGATGCCGGTCTTCAGGTACTGGGTGTCAACCTGCTCGGCGAGGACGACCGCGTGGATACGGTACAGGCCGTCGCTGAGGGACAGGTTCGACGTGATCTTCGCCTTCGGGTAGACCCAGGCGCGCTTCTTCTCCTGGTCGGCGACCAGAATAGGAACGGTGAACACGGGGAGATCCACGCCAAAGCCAACGGCGGCCGGAGAAGGATTGGAAGACTCCAGCCAGGCCGGGCTGCCGAGGTTGGCGGCAGAGATGTCGGCCGCTGCCATGAACTTCTTCATCATGTTCGCACTCGTGGAGGCGATGTCGAAGGAGAAGGACAGCGTGCCGGCGGTGACCTTCGCGGTGATCAGGTTGCCCTGTTCATCGAGAATCTGGTCCGTGGAGACATCCTCGCCCTCCCAAGAGGTAGAGTCCTGGACGATCTGGCCGAGAGACTGCGGGCTGGAGAAGTCCGACAGCTTCGCGGAAGAGTAGTCGGCGATGGCGGCGAAGATAATGAGGTCGCCCTGGCCCACAAACGGGGCGGTAGCGGCATCGATCTTGTTGATAATAGTTGCCATTTTCTATGCGTTTTTATTGGTTAAAATTGCTGGTAGTAGTCCACCTCAAGTTGAGGTTTGTTTCTGAATATCCCGAAGTAGCATTCGGTGTAGTAGGGGTTATGAATCGCATGGCGTCGTATTCGTAGCAGTAGTGGTCCGTAATCAGCCTCTCGATGATGCCGTCAAACTGCGAAAGGATCTTGTCTACGCGGCCCTTCTTAAGAGTTCCGTCGTCGTTGAGCTTGCAGTACAGGCCCACCATGATTGAACCTTTCGCAAAAGGAGTATCCA